TAGGTCGTCAAGCTGCTGGTCCCATCCGCGTTGTGCGCGGTGACCGTCGCCAGCAGGCGCGGGCTGGCGCTGACCAGCCCATCGAATTGATCCCACAGTTCAGTCCGCATCGCTGTAGTGCCTCTCCAGGGTGATGGTCTGCTCGATCACGAGCGCCTTGCTGTCTGCCCGCGCCTCGGTGCGCACGGCCGTACAGAGGCCATGCCAGGTGCCGGCCTCGCCCACCACTTCCACTAGATCCAGCGGCTGCACCCTGCCGATCTGGCCGGGGACCAGCGGCGCACCAAACAGCGGGATCACCAGATCGATGGCCGCTTGCTCGCCGCGGTCAGACAGGATGTTCCGGCCCCGCTCGGCGCCGGCGCCACTGGTGTTGATCAGGGGGTCGCTGGCCTGCGGCGCAAACAGCTGCCCCGCTTCGCCCTGCCGGCGCACTTTGCAGGTGACGCCCTTGCCGGCCAGCTCCCCGGTCACGATCACCGCGTCATATAGCGGCGCGCTGCGCACCTGCAAGCTCTCGCTGGTGATGACATCCTCCTGCAGGACATGGTCCGGCTGAGTGCCCCGCCAGTCCCAAGGACTGGCTGGGTAGCGCGCCCGCACGTGCAGCTGCTGGGTGGCCGGATCCGATTGCACCACCGCCCCGCTGGCGCTCGCCAGCCGGGTGATCGCCTCCATGGCCGGGGCGCCGTCGTAGAACCAAGCTCCGGCCGGCACCACCCAATCGACGGTCCCGTACTCGGAAGTGAACCCGGTATCGGCCAGCTCTTCGGCGACCAGCTGCGCCACACTGCGGTCCTCGGTGGTCGCCTTCACCCGCGCCGGGGCATAAGGCGCGGCGAGCAGCGCCGTTCGCGAGCGGCCCGTCAGCGAGACGCCCACCCGGTTCCACTCGCGCTGCTTACGGTAGGTCTCAATGATGGCGGTCCAGACGTAGCCGTTGAGGGTCACCTCGACCTGGCGCGGCCCGGCGGCTGTGGGCTTCAGCAGCTCGAGCTGGGCACTGTCGGCCAGGTCCAGATCGAAGCTGATGCCCCAGGCGTCGACGCTCGACACGATCGACACGCCTTCCACCTCGATGGGTGTTCGGTCAGGAATACGCACCACGGAAATGCTGTTGATCACGACGTATGTCCTTTGCTGCGGGCGCGCCAAGTAGCAAGCGGTCGCGCCAAGATTGAGGGGGGCAAGGCCCGGCGTGCTGATCAGCGCGCAGCCGAGGCTGAGCGCAACCAGATTGCCGGGCGGGAAGATCGGTACGGGGTCGGGATCTGGATCAGGCTTCGGCGGGCGGACAACCCAAGGCAGCGGCTTGGCGGCCCCCCATGGCAACGTGGCCGCGCGCCTTCCCTGCCGCAACGCACGCCATGGCACCGCCCACGCTGCATGGCGCGCATCAGGACTTGCCGACCACGCAATGCCGATGTTGTGCTGAGACGGGCGACCGCTGGCCCACGGGAGCCGAGAGGCAGCACGCAATCCGGGCAGGCTGGAATGCCAATGGATAGCCAGCTCAGCCTGCACCGTAGGGAGCGAGGTCCACGCGAGCACCGCGCTCGCGGGTCGAACGCCGGTAGCGGCTTGCCAGCGCAGTGCGGCACCGCATTTCAACAGCGGTGTCAGACCCCAACTGAGCGAAGCTTTACGTTCCACAGCTGCTGCGCTGCCCCAGCCAGGCGCTGCATGTGCGCTCAGAAGCGCAGACGCGCCCCAACCAACGCGAACACTTGCGCTGGTCGCGCGAGGCCGCCCCCATGGCAGACTCGTGCTGGTCCGCAGACCACGCACTACTGGCTCGACGGGTGTGTCATTCCAGTCGATACCGAGATTAAGCGAAACAACCTCACCGCCTCCCAGATACCGCGGGCCGAGGTTGAGGACCACCCAGTTGCCTGGTGCCACGGCCATCAGGTCACCATCTTCGCCGGCGTAACCCAGTCCTGAATCGCCGAGTTCACACCCCCGTTCAAGTCCGTGCCGATCACGCGGTAGCGCAGGGATCGATCAATACCCGTCATCCGCCAAACACCGTCATGGCCACTCAGGACTGAGCCGAGATACTGCACGTTCACTGCGTCATACATGGCATAGACGGAGACGTAAATCCGGGAGGGAACGTTGACGATCTTTGCGCGACCATCGTCATCACCCACCGGCGGATCACCTCCGAGGTAACCATCACCACCGCGCGGGCCCCAATTTCGATAGAGGGTAAGGAGGATCATTTCCAGGGCGCGTCCAAGCGGAAAAGAACCTGACCGTTGCGATCCGCCACGTCAGGCTCAGCAACGTTGTAGTTCACGGCAAGCCACTGCCCAAGCCCGATGCCTTCCACAAAAGGAACGATCGCGCCCTCCGTGTACGGCCTGGAATGCAAAGGCACCAGCACGCCTGGCAGATAGCCCCGCAGTGCATGAGAGGCCTCACGGACGGCTGCGGCGATGTAGTTGTATCCACCGTGCGCAGGATCCGGTCCCTTCCGATACTGGCCGCTCCCATAGGAATAGTTCGTAGTGCCACTCGCACCATGCCCGACGCCACAGGTCGCGATTCTACCCGGCGCAGACAAGCCATCACTGTAGCTACGCATGATGAATCCTCCCGGGACACCTAACGTGGTGCGATTTCCGGTGCCACTCACTTCAGCATCCACCGTAGAGGCAAAAAAGAGCGAGCAGACATTGTTATTCCATGTAGCGTTGTAGCTACTTAGCTGATCAGCCCCAAAAACAGCAAATGGGAATGCGTCGCCTCCAACCGCTGTGTTGATGTCTCCGAAGAAGTAAGCGCCCATGGCATTGGGGTTGTTCGGATACGTGAACCACTGAGTAAATAAATAGAATCCGATATCCGTTGCGACCACCATCCAGCGCCTCGCCGCAGTGCCAGCCGCGGGGGCCTTCGCGATCAGAGACCCCTGCGCCTGTCGTGCCACACTCGGAGTGCGATCTGCGCCGGTGTCGATATCGGTCATCGAGCTGTATGCCAACGCCTGTGCCAAGGCTGGCGTGTTGAGCATGTCCGCCGACGCATCGTCGCGAACGCGCAGGTATGCCCCCGAGCCATTGACCGGGCTGTTGCGATAGACGTGCACGCCTGAACTCGAGAACGGCCGGGTCCAGCCCGCTCCGGGCTTCACGTTGGCTCCACTGCCATAGCCTGTTACCAGCACTGCGTGCAGCAGTGCAATGAGTGACCCGGCCTGGCCGGTCAGAACCGGCGCACCGGGATCCGTGCTTCGGTAAACAGTCGGGATCAGACTCATGCAGCAGCTCCGGCTACGTTGCCAATGACCTGGAATCGGGTGGAATCGGTGGCACTCTCAGGTGTTCCCGGCAGGGTCGTGCGGACCATCCACACCGGTGCAAGGCCGCCAATGGTGTTGAAGCGAACGACGTTGTTCGTCGCCCAGCCCGTGCCCCAGCCTTGGAACCGCATCGTGAAGTAGGGCTGCCCGGTGCGCGGATTGATCGGCGCCAGGGCGGTGGTCGTGCTGCCGGTAGCGATGATGCCGACGGTCTCGCCGATCAGCTCATAGTTGGTGGCGCTGGTGAACCGCACCGCCCAGCGTTCGGTGATGGCGTCAGCGTTGCCCACGACCAGCGGATAGTCCGTGTCGTTGTAGCTCGCTGAGGCAGCGCTGCCGATCGGCACATTGCTCCACACGTTGGTCCAGGCTGACTGATCGAACAGGTTTTCGACTCGCGCCTGCAGGTCCAATGAACCGTTCGCTTCACCCAGACGGAGCGCGGTGCTGATCAGCGCTTCACCGGAGGGATAGTCATGGGTCAGCCCGCTATTGATCTCGATCTCACCGGTGATCTGCGGCTGCACCACCAGACGCCGGTCTTCCACGCGATCGCTGATGACGATCGGCAGGACGTAGGCAGACAGGTTCAGCGGGTCGGAGAACGACAGCGTGCCAACGTCCAGATCCGAGGTGTACCAGACGCTGTCCACCGGCTTCCCGGTGGAGTCGCGCACCTCGATGGCAGACAGGCGCCCGCGGCCCAGGTTCACCACCTGACCGGCGGATGGCGACGCAACCGGGTGCTTGGCCGTATGGTGGATCAACACCGTCTGGCCGGGCTTGAATGCGGGAACCCGTCCATCGCTGGGGAGGCGGACAGACTCCAAGCCCACCACCACTGCCGACAGCGGGATTGAGCGGAAGACGACCGCGCCGATGTAGATCGAGCCGGCCAGCACCAGCGTCGGCCGCCACACCTGATCGCCGACCACCGCCGCAGGGTCAAACCACGGCGCACCCTCGTTGCCGGCGACCGGGACCATTGAGCCGAACTGCACGGACGCCCGCCCGCTCTCCCAGTCCACCAGCCCGCGCACCTGGCTGCCGCTGATGACGCCGTTGATGTCGGCCGAGGCGGTCAGCTGAATGCCATCCAAGGTCGTCGCCCGCAGGGTGAAGTTGCCCGGACGCAGAGGCGAGCCCGGCGTGCGGAAGAACACGGCAGCGGTGCCAGGATCAGCGATGCGGGTGAGAAGCGCCTGGACCTGCACGGTGTTGCCGCCGCCGGGCGCCCACTGCGTCAGATTGGCCGCGCCGCCGGCGTAGTCGATGGTGCCAGCGTAGGTGCCTGCACCATTGACCGGATCGATGGAGTGATACAGCGCGCCACTGCGATCGACGTAGGTGCGGCCGCGGTAAGTGAACCGCACACTGCCCGGCACGATGCTGTCGCTAATGGTCGGGGTGAGCAGCAGTTGCACCGGCGGAAGGGCCAGGCTTTCGGTTGCGGTGGTCTGCGGCGCCCCCGCCACGCTCCAGCCCAGCGAGATAAGCGTGCCGGCCGAGAACTGCGCCGGCACGTCTTTGCGGTAGTAGCCGGTCACTTTCCAGCGCTGGTTGCTGCCCATCTCATAGATCGGCACCGAGACCTGGTGGACGGTGAACTTGCCGGCCTGCAAGGTGACGGCCCCGGTGGCGTAGTTCACCGCGCCCAGCACCGT